TCTGACAGTAGCGGGGCTTAAAACGGCCTCTCGCTCGTTTATATAGGCATCCAGATGCTTTTCGAAGGATTCCGAGTCAAGATATTCCCTGTGCAGATCCAGATAGCTGTCTGCCATAGTTGCCAGCTTGCGTTTGTCTTTGTGCGTGAGGCTCTTGTACTTCTTTTTGCCGGATGCGTCCTTGCCCAGGTAAACTCTGACACGATACAGGCCACTGGGGAGACGCTCGATTTTTGCCATGTTAGGCCTCCTTACTGGTGGTATATCTTCAACAGGTCATCAATGTATTCTTTTACTTTTTTCCTCCCTTCCGGACTGAGCCTTTCGTATTTGTTGACGAATTCTTGCAGCGGTTGTTTATCGCCTGACAAATCCACAAGTCGCTGTATGATAATGTCCCTAGTTGTTTTGTTGTAATTCTTCAAATGACCCTCCATTGCAGGGACGTCAAAGGCTTCCTTCAGCACACCCTTCCGCATTTCTGTCTGGAATCCCATAACCCACATGGGGTCTACGTAGAATACATCTGCGATCTGCTTCGCCCTCTTGTTTCCAGGAAAATTGGTTCCGTTTACATACTGCGATACTGACGATTTACCAATGCCGACTCTTTTTGCAAATTCGATTTGACTTCCATTGCAGTAGGTGTCAATCAGGTACTTGATCCGCTGGCTGGAAGTCCTTTCCTCTAGCGTTGCTTCCCTTTTCATAATTTTCCATTCCTTTCACCCTGTGCTCCCCTGAGCCTATTTTATCAAAATCAAGTCCAAAGTTCAAGAAAATTGAATTTCCGTATTGACATCTCAAGTTCAAAGGTTTAAACTTAAATTGTCGCAGGGAGATATGCGCATTTTCAGAAAGGAGGTGACCAGATGGCTGGGATGGAATACGCAAAGCTGAAGGGGCGTATCGTCGAGAAATTCGGCACCAGAAAAGCATTTGCAGAATACATTGGGCTTAGTGAGAATTCTATGAGCAAGAAAATGAACGGTATCACATCTTTCTCACAGGAGGATATTGTCCAGTGGAGCAAGGCCTTAGACATTGATCTGAAGGATGCCGGATTCTATTTTTTTGCCTAGAAGGTTCAAAGGTTTGAACAGAAAGGAGGAACATGACACCACTAAACCAGAAGACCGTCACGGTCAAGATGAAGAGGATTGAGCTTTGTGATTTGCTTATGGCCTGCACTGCTCTGGACGAAGAGACAAGTGCAGACAATCACAAATGGGCAAAGCTCCACGACAAGCTGAAAGCTGTTCTCGATGAATTCGACAGTAAGCAGGAGGTAACCACATGACCAGAGATCCAAACGCCGTCCTCCGTCTGCTCCTGTTTGGGACGGAGGATAGGCCGGTCAACATGAGCAGACTGGCGGCAAAGATGCACAGGCACAGGACGACGCTTTACAACTGGAAAGATAATCCCAGCATGATCTCAGTGGGAGATCTGAGACGGATGGCTAGGATCTTGGGGATCGACTGGGAGGATATCGGCAGAGCGATAGGAGGCATGAAATGATCAACGAGGTAAACAGAGGCGATGGGCTTACCCAGCTTGTCGAGTGGCCGGAGCAGATGGAAGTGAAGCGGATCCATGTCAGACGGAAGCGCAAGGTCGAAGAGAGTCCGCTGGATGACATCCTGTTTATCCTGTCCATCATCCTGTTCACGGCTGTTTTTATCTTTGCCGTTCCGCTGGTTCAGTGGTCAGAGCTGGCCTTCCTGTCTCTGCTGGTATCTGCGTTTGCTTGCACCATTGCCATCAGCTACCGGGCGGGCAAAAAAAGAGGACGCTGATCGTGCCCTGATCAACGCCCAAGTTAAATTTTCAGGTGAGCTTTCGCTCATCTCCATTTTAAGCCAGAAAGGAGATTAAAACAATGGCTAAATACGATAACAACTACATCGAGAAACTGAACAGACAGCTTGCAGAGGCTCACACCAGACTGGAGATCCTCACAGAGTACGTCTCTGGCAAGGATATGTATGTGGACGCTCGGATCGTCCGTTTGATTCTGGGTATGCCGGAGCCTGTGGAAAAGAAGGAGGACAATGACACCACTGGATTATAACATCATCGGAACCGGCTCATCCGGGAATGCAGTCCGGATTGAAAACATCATGTTCGACTGTGGCGTTCCCTTCTCGCATATGCGTGAGGATCTGTACAAGGTTGACACCTTGCTTATAACTCACTCGCACAGCGATCATATAAAGCCGTCTACATTCGACCGGATCCGGTCGGAGTTCCCATTGATAAAGATTTATGCAAATGCCGATGTTGCTTACCAGTACGACGTAGACAAGGTCATCGGAACGGCTGCCTTTAAGCTGAAGGGCAGGAGAGTGGTCATTCCCTTCGATGGTGTACACGATGCCCCGGTCACCGGTTACATCGTCAAGATGAAGGGACTGAACATCCTGTACATGACCGACACGGCAAGAGTTAAACCGCCGATCGAGATCCCGCTGGACTATGTTTTTCTGGAAAGCAACTTCGACGAACGGAAACTAAAGGAAGAATCTAAACGGTACAAGAGACACGGCTACGATCCGTATCTGTCTGTGACCAGGCATCTGTCAACGCAAAAGTGCAAGGAGTTCTATTTTCTGAACCGGCGGTCAAAGGACAGCGTACTGATCGAGCTGCACCAATCTAAGAGGTTTTATTAATGAATGAATTATTAGAAATAGTCGAGAAACAGAACGATGTTACTTTTGATATCCCACAGGTAAACTTCCCGGCCTATGAGGAATACAAGCAGAATGCCAAGATGATCGCCGACTACATTGGCCAGATGGAAGTGGACCCGGACAACATCAAGGATATAAAGCAGACCCTTGCAAAGGCCCGGAAACTGACCGACAGACTCAGCCGGATCCGCATCGATATGAAGAAGGCAATTCTTCAGAATTACACGACCTTTGAGCAGCAGGTCAACGAGATCACCCGGATCGTTGGTGACGCTGACTGTGAACTGCGGGCAAAGGTCAAGGCTCTGGAGGAAGCAGAGCGGGAAGAGAAAGAGCAGGAGATCTTCAACATCTGGCAGAAGAGGGTCGCACCTTACCCGATCATCGAGGCGACCATGACCAACGCTTTCTATCGGTGGCTGTCCCCGAAGCATCTGAACAAGACCACCACGATGAAAGCGGTCGAGAAGGATATGACGGAATGGATCGAGAAGACCTACAACGAGATGCAGACCGCTCTTGGCATGGGCAGAGAATACCTGATCGCCTACGGCTGGAAGGGCGACCTTGCAGGTGCTATCGAGGCAGTAAACACCAACAGGGAGGCCGAAAAAAGGCTGAACGGTCTGGATGACGACGAAGAGACCAAAGAGACGTTTATCGTCTACGGAAGAAAAGACATCGACCTTACAAAAATGCTGCTGAACGAACACAACATCAATTACATCTTACTTTAAAAGGAGAATTAAAAATGGAAATTAGAAAAGATCTTGAACTGGTAGCTGTCGACTATGAGAACAACGGAAAAAAGGCCGTCATGACCTTCCTCGATGCCGAAAGACGGCAGGTGCGTGTGGTCAACTTCAACCGCCAGTCTTATAAGGACGGCAAGTATGTCGACGATCCCGAAAAGGCTGAGAAGGTAGACAAGTGGTGCGCTGATTATTTCAAGTGCGGATTTAACGACCTTGCTGAACAGATCGGTGTCAAGCAGGACGTCTACTGCTATGAGCGGTTCAACTCCCTCTGGGAGATCGAGCAGATCGAGAAGTTCACTGCTGACATGGCTGGCCAGATCTTCCAGACAGAGGTCAAGGATATTGTTGTGGATGACTATTTCATCAAGATCCACTACGACATCGAGGGCAAGACCTACGAAAGTAAGATGTCCTATGGCATTTACATGAAAGGCACCAACGAATGGTACCAGGATCCGGTCAAGAAGGAATCCCAGTTCAAACGGTTCGAGGAGAAGTTCCACGTCCCTGTCGAGCGCAAGGACGAGCTGATCGGTCACCCGCTCATGGTGGAAGTCAAGAGCGCATTCGGATCCAATTACTACGGAGACATTAAGAAATTCCCGACAAGGAAGTGAGCCTATGGATAACCTGCTTTTTTACGATATCGAGGTAACAAGGTATGACGCGCTGGTCGTGTTCATGGATATCGACAAAAACGAGGTGGCACACTTCTGGAACAACCGGGACAGAAAAGACGTTGACGAGCCGTCGGGATTCGAAAGGATCCCGGCACTCATCGAGGACAAGATTCTGGTCGGGTACAACAACTATTTTTATGATGACAACATTCTGACCTGCATGATGAACGGAGTGCTTTCGATGCCTCAGTATCTGAAGTCTCAGAACGACCAGATCATCCAGGGTGGTGGATACGGCGGGAAAATAAGCCCGCTGATCCATTCTCTGGACACCATGCAGCAAATCGATGTCTCGCATCCGTCGCTGAAACAGATCGAGGGCAATATGGG